TCTAATATCATTGGTCAAGAAGTTTTTGCACTTCATCATTTACTTTTAATAAATTATCATTTGCATATTTATCTTTTTTTATCTTATCTTTTCTTAATGCTTTAGCCCTGCTTAAGCCCCCCTTCTTTCCGTTGCTTACGTTTCGCTTGTGTTCTACTAACCTTTGTTGGTATTGTTCATCTAACCATTTAATGCTAATAGTTTCATTATCTATCTTAAATAACTCAGCATCAACTAATACGCTCCATTGTTTTGGTATTAATGTTTTAATTTGTTTTCTTGTTACGTTACATTCTTTGCTCCAGTAGTAGCAGCAAACTTTCATAAATGCTCCTTGTACATCTAAATCCATAAATGATATACTGCCAGTAATCCATTGATTAGGATAAAATTTAAAGTATGGTAATTCTTTCATAATTATATAGTTTAAAAACAAGTTAATTGTTCATATATAGATATATTTTTTATTGTTTCTTCGTGTAATTCAGGTTTAAAAAAATTAACTAAAATATCATCATTTGTAATATTATATTCATTTTTAATAAAATCTTTTGGTTCTTTACCAAACTTATTATACTTTATTTCTTGAATGTAAGTAATACCATTTATTGTTTCAGCAGTAGAATTATTATTTTTAATTTCTATTTCGCTTTGTACTATAAAACACTTAACAATAGCATTATCATTTAATTTTATATTACATAAATTAGATAGTTGTTTGTAAAGATTTAAAGAACATTTATCATTTTTATTTTTATGGTCTATTATAAAAGCGTATTTAGAATTAAATTTAGTTATTAGTGTATCAACATCCATAATAGTTCTTAATTTATCAGATTTATAACTAAGTAAAAAATTTAATTTATTGTTGTGATATTTTTCATTGTATTTTATTGATTTCATAATTTATAGTTTAATTGTTTAAAATAATCTTGTTTGATTTTGTGATACATTTTTCCAAGCATCAGCATTAAATTTTAATATATTTAATTCATTTTCTTTAATATCATCTACTTTTCCTGTAAATAAAAAAGAATATGCAGCAGAATCTCTTAATTTTCTGCCTTTTAATTTGCCACCTTCATTAGAACTTTTAGTTTTTCCATTAAATTTATAATCATCGTCATTCATTCTTTTTTTAACTAAAGCCGGATTAACACTCTTTACATATAATTTTTTACCGTCTTTTGTATATAATTTATGCAAATATTTAGCAACAGAAAAACCTATTCCTAACCCTTGATAATCTGGCAAAACTACACTTCTACTGCCTCTAAAAGCATTTTGTACCGTGCCGCTTGGCATAGGCAAAAAAGCATAAAATGCTACTGGTTTATCATTCCAAGTAACACAAAAACATTTAGCAGCTTTATTTAAATCTTCACTTATATAATGATGTTGTTTGAATATATTCCAAGTTTCATATCTACATCGAAATATCTGTAATTCAATTTTTGGTCTTGATTGCCGAAGTAAGGAGGGCTTCTCAACCCTCCCTTTTAGTGGTGAATAAGTCCAATCTGGTAACAACCATTCCATTATGTCAAAATGACAACTTGCTAATATTATTTTTTTATTGTTTCTTCTTATATATTTTTGTAAAGCATTACTCATTGCTTTAGCAACATCTCTATCAACAACAGATGTATATTCATCAATTAATATAGTTTCGTTTTCTTTAGCTTTGCCTACTTTATAAGCTAATTCTGCTCTATATTGTTCACCATTTGAAAGAGTTTGAAAAGGTCTTAACCAAGTTGGTACAGAGCTTAACCCCATAGAACTTAATAATAATGTAGCTTTGTTTGGTTCTAACCAATCAAAATTGCTTATAACTGGTTTTTCTTCATCAAATATACATTTACTTAAATTACCAAATTCTTTTAATAAAGTTGTTTTACCAGTTCCAGAACCGCCATAAATCACGCCTATGTTCCAATCAAATGATTTACATTCTGAAAAATTTATAGGAATCTTAACTGTAGTTTCTTCTTTGTTTTGTATATCAAAAGAATTATATATATATTCAGTATATTTATCATTAATTATTTTATTTTTCTTTTCAATATATTTCATAATATGCTTTATTTTTTTGTTCGTATTTATAATATGCTAATAATTCTTCTTCGTTAAGTGATTCTTCTGTATATAGTTTATCGAATGTGAAGGATACGTTTTTTATATCCTTCACTTCTTCTTTAGGTTGTATAAAATCAACATACTTGTAATTTTTCTTTTGTATCTTGTAAGCTTGCACTAAAGAAATGTATTCTATTTTATACTTCTTTGCTATCTCTGGCATTGTTAGTCCGTTCATCAACATATTTTGTATATCCTGTGACGTTAAACCCAATGCTGTTAAGACCTTTGATTGCTTCATTATATTTAAAAGGGTAAATCGTTTGAAGTATCAGTGGCTTTTGTTTCTGCTTGTGGTTCTGGCTTCCAAGTATCTATACTAATACTTACATCTTTACCGTACTGGTCAGCTTCATCTTTTAAATTAATATTTAGTTTAATAAACTTGTTACCGTTGTATTCTTGTATGTAATCAGCTAATTTACTTGGATTAATAGTTGCTTTTAACCATTTAGGATTCATAACTTTACCACTTCCACAATATATTGTTTCTTCTTTTTTATTCATTGTTATTTGTTTTTAATTAAAATTTATAGGTTATTCCTACAGCTACAAAAAAACCTCCTGTAGCTATTGCAAATGTATTTGGATTTAAATCTAACTTTTGTTTATGCCATAACATATTAGTAGTTCCAGCAGTCATTAAACTTAATCCACCTATTATTGCAAGTTTTTTCATAATCAATTATTTATTAATTTATGTTGTAAATTCATTTCAATTTCTTTAGAATTTTTATCATAGTAATTCATTATAACTTGTTCAACATCTGAATCTAATTGATTTTCTAACCAATCATTATATTGCAAATCTGTAAGCTCTAATTGAAATTTTAATTCTCTTTTAGTAGTTATATAAAAGTCAATTATTTTTTTCATACTATTTCTTCTATTTCTGTTTTTACTTCTACAATATCACTTGAGTAACCTTGTGGCTCTCCGTTCCATTCTTTAAATTTATCTGTATAATAATCATAATCCATCCAACCTTTAAATAATAAACTATCATCTAATTTATATATCTGCACATTAAATGGTGTAGTAGTTTCTATTGCTACAATGTAAGCATCTGTATCTTTGTCGTATTGGTCTTGATACATTGCTAATTGCATTTTATAATCATTATAATATAAATCACGTTCAAAGCGTTTTCCAGCATCATTAGTAGTTTTTATATCTACTATGCACTTCTTACCATTAAACGTTGTTAAAAGGTCTGCAAAGCCCTTAAAATTAACATCTTTATGTTGCCACTCTAATTTAACTTCAGATTCTATTTTATTTTGCATCATTTCAGTTAATACTGGGTGTAACATAGCGTTGTTAATTATTCTATTTGCATCATCTAATTCTTGTTGCTTAATTAGTGTTTTGCCTTCGTTCTGTTCTTTAAACTCAATCCATTGTTTGCCAGCTCTTCTTGCACCTTCAAATATTGCAAACTCATTATTAAATGTATCTGGTTCTAATAACATCTTATGAATTAAACTACCAAACTGCATTGCATCAGTAGTTTTTAATTCTTTGTTCCAGTATGCTAATAAATGATTAGGAGATTTCTTAAACTGGCATAATGCCGAGTAACTCAAGTGATTCTTTTTCATAATATATAGTTTTAATTATTTCTTTTTGATTATAGTTCCAATTACTAAACCTAATGTGAAGCAAAGCAAGACCACTTGTATTACTTCTAAAATATTTGTTTCTATCATTGTTTCTTGAAATTATCTGCTTCTGAATCTGAGTATATTGAATACTGATAAGCATCTATTAATTTTAAAACCAACCTATCTTTCAATCTCTTTTCCGCCATTGCGAAAGGATAAGGAGCTTTACAATTTTTTGGTGATGCTTCACCTGTACTCCAGATAACTTTGTTTCCGCGTTTTGCATCTCCTACTATTGCTACATCTTGATTGCTATCTCTGTATATTGTTGGCGCGCCAAATTGTATGTTTTCTTTTGCTGCTATCTTTTCACAAGCATCATGTGTAATAATCCACATACTTTTTGTACCTCTTTTTAATTCCCAAAAGTCATCTTTTGATAAATCATATTTTTGTGCTAATTCTTTAATTTTCATAGTTTCTAATTTTTGTAAATATAGTTTTTAATTTATTCATTCTTTGTTCATTGTATTGAACTGCAATA